ACGCAGAAGCCGAAGGACACGCCATTAGAGGAGTTGGCGGAGCTACTGTCGGCGTCTCCCGAACTGTTCACACGGCAAAAACCGAAGGTGTCGCCGCTATAAGGCGAACGCTCCCACCAGGCGTTCGCAGAACCGTTGACCTTCTTAATTCTGGTGTTCCCGGCCTTGTACCAAGCGTACTGTGTACCCTCACCGGCTACCGAGTAAGTGGTCGTGCCAAAAATCTCAATTTCGGACAACAGAAACAGGTCATCATTGGTGGTCTGCGTACCGCTGGAACTTCCGCCACCAGTGCCGGATTTCTTCTTGACGGTCTTGATGACATTCCGAAGAGCTGCCGGAAGTTGGCCCTTATAGGTAGCCATTTTGGTTCTCATGGCAGAGCCGTTCCAACCTCCGGTATTGGTGTTACTGCTATTCATCTGTGCCGTCTGATTGAGGCAGTCCACAAGCTGGAATGTCATGGGAGCCTTACCACCAGATACTTTATCGTCATGGTTAAAATCAATAATCTGTACCTCGTAGTTAGTTCCGCCGATGTTTACAGTCTTTGTATCTCCCACCTTGAAGAATTTTTCCGCCATACCCAAGCGACCACAAATCTCAATATCTTCCCAATCGGTATCGTTCAGGGTAGCTCCGATCTCGAAGGGATAGACATAGACGATACCAATGACTTCCAGAGTCCAAGTCCGAGTTTTCTGAGAGCCGCCAAAGATGTACTTAATACTCCAATCGCCCAATTCGGCAGGGTAGAGAACCGCTTCACCACTGGACACCTGAGCGGTCAGGACTTTACTCCCCTTACTCATTGTGACCTGGGTTCCGTTGTCTGCGATCACATGAACCTCAGCGGGAGAACCCTTCTGACTTAGGGCATACAGAGCGTCATTTACCGTAGGGTCTGCCTGGGTCAGTTCCAAGGCCGCTTTCGTGGTATCATTCAGCAGATTGGCTTTATTCAGAGCGGTGCCGATTTCATTGCACCCGGCGTTTTCCCCGGTTGTATCGGTATTCAACCGCACATCAAGGTAGCCTTGTCCGGCGAGAAGCTGTTCCCGCCATGCTTCAAAGGTTTCGGGCATATCAGAAGGGGCTTTGATAATGCTGGACTTTCCATTGCCCTTGATGCTGGTGTCTTTCATGCTATAAGTTCCTCCTTATTGTCCACAATACATCGTCCCGGAATAGCGGAACGCCGTGGTTGTCTGCATAATTCGCTGGTCAATTATCCAAAGCAAAAACTCCATGTCATTTGCCGTCTGATAGGTCAACTTGTCCAGAGAGTTCGGCACAGACGGAGTATTGTCCGGCAGAGAGAGCTTTGCCCTCAATTTTGTCAGACAGTTTAGGAGATTTCTTACCTGGCTCTGTGTTGGGGTATCTCCCATGGCCCAATCTACCTTCGGGACAATGGAGCTATCATGAATGTCCAGCTCTTTCATTTGCTCTACCAGATAGGCGATTGCCTCTCCAAGCCGGTTGAAGTCCATGTAGTTATAGGCACCTTTCATTCCGGCCAGATATTCAGCTTTTTCCTCAGCGGTGAGGGCGGCAAGCCCTCCCGTGAGGATTTTATTCTTTAGGGTATAAACCCGGTCTACATCGGCCTGTGTGCGGTTGTAGACAAGCTCATTGATAATACTCATATCAAACCTTTCACCTTCATCTTTCCGCTCAGAGAGCCGTTAAAGGAGATTTCATCCACCAAGATCAGAGCGTCCATTTCATTGGTGTATCGGGTTTGCAGACCAATAATGTCGCCTACCTCCATCTCCGGGTTTCCACGATAATCTGCATCATAGGTGTTTCGCATTTGTAGATAATTCTTTACATGGTTTGCCAGAGCAAGGCACATACTGTCATTGGTGATTAAGGGATTTTCCTCCTTGTCTACCTCTCCGGTGAGAGCTACGGGGTAGGAAACGACCACCGAGTTCTCCTGCAAAGTCCGTCCGGTAATGGTTACGGTTTTGGTGCCGGAGGATAACACCAAATCCGCAGCTCTGGCGTAAATGTTGGAAGATACCAGCGTTCCGCCAGATACATTGATCTGAATATCTTGTGCAAGACCAGAGAACTCAACATGAAGCTCAGTTTCGGTGGTCGTTTCCTCGTAGAGATTGGTGATACTATCACTGGCAGCGTAGGAGTACCGGGCCACGGTGACAGCTCTTAACTCGTCAATTTTGGAGATCGCCTGACTATTCTCTGCGATAGAAGAGAAATCCAGAGTGAAGTCAGTTTCCCGGTAATAGACCTTACTAACCCTCATTCTCCGATAAGGGAGTCCGCTCAGAAAAGACACCTCAATTTTGGTACAGTCAATCGCCAAGGAGGAAGACACAAACACCTCCACTGAATTGACCGGAACCGTCTGTGTGTCCAGCAGAATAGTGTCCTTGTAATACTTCACCTGAATAGAGATGGGATATTCTTCCATAGGCGTATCAAAGCGGATAGCGACCACAGGAAGGTCATGTGACACATCAAAGGTTTTGGTAAAGACCGGGGCCATTGTAAATGTCCCTTCCGCATTGGTCATGGCTTCGCTGATATATCCTCTCCCATTGGGGTCATCATCAGGGATAATCACCTGATTACCGCCGTCCAGCGTCCACCGGTTCAACTCAAATACGGCATAAGTGTTCTCACTGGTATTGCCCTTGTCCACCGTTCCCCACTCGCTGTACCAGAGATGGCCGTTGTCAGCCCACTGGCCGCTGTAAATGCCCGTCACAGTCACACCGAAGGGTTTGATATGGATGATGTTGTCATCGTCCGTAAACAGGCGGCAACGGGCCGCATGAGCGATTAACTGCAAGCAATTCATGTGTGTGTCGATGGGAAGAGCCGCCGTAGTGAACATCTGCTTCAAGCTCTCGTCAATCTCCCATGGGTGTGTTCCCTGTTCCGTCAGGGTCAAATCAGCGTCCAACAGAACTTCTTCTGCCATGGCAAATAGGCTTTTAGAGCCAAGTTTGCTTTTGTAGAAGGTTTTCGTCAGACTTCCAATCAGACCGGTTCCGGTAAAGGTTGTCTGGTTATCCTTGGTAGTGGGCTTGCCGTTCAGCACATACCTGTCAGATTTAATCCACTCCACAGAGCCGTCCGGCAACTCATAGCCGAATTGGATTTCAATGGGAGAGTTCTTATCCACATAAGCGTAGATGCCAGCCGGATTATCGGGGTCATAATTGTGTTCGTAGTCAATGATGGTGAACTCCATCGTTTCAGTTGGCAGTCTGCGGCTCAGAGGGTCAACATCATGCTTTTGCTGAGTGGAAATAATATCCTTGTTCACAAATTGCTTGTTCAGGCCGTATAGAACCTCTTCCAGCCTGGGCCTCCGATATGGCAGAGCCATGTCGAAGGTGATCGTCACCTTGTCTACTTGGGCCGCTCTCGTGTTTACCACAGCCTCTACGCCGGTCACAGGTACTACTTGAGTGTCAACCAGGGCATTGCCCAGGTAAAACCTTGCGGTGATCTGCAAAGGCCATTCCTGATACCGGGTATCAAAAGTCAGTGTCAGACCGGGGAAGGTGTGGGGAGTAGAGAACTGCCGGGTAATGACTGCCGGGGTACTGAACGCTCCCTCAGCGTCACTCATGAGGCTGGACACAAAACCGTCCTGCACCGTTCCACTGGCGGGAAGAATGAGAGCTTTACCATCCAATGCCCACCTATTTAATTCCAAAACGGCATAGGGACTCCCATACTGATAAGGGTAATCCACCGTTTCAAATTCAGAAAAAGGCAGCTCTCCATTGCTTACCCACTCACCGTCTGTTGCGGCTGTTGTGTCCACATTTCCGAAGGTAATACGGACATAGGAGCGGTTGCGAAGGAGGCCACGCATACTCGACTTGTAAGCGTTACTTACAGATTTCATATCGGCCCTCCTTTACAACGGCTCTCCGCAGTCAATGAGATTAACTTTGCAGTTAATGTAATCAATGGGAAGCTGTGTTTCCGGGTCAAGATGGAATGGCTCTGCCGTTCTGTCACCGGGGTACATCTTTCGGGTAGTCCATGTGTTGTTCACCATATCCGGGTAAGTGACCATCACATAGAAATTTCTAAATTCTTGCAACAGGCTCGACCACTGTTCCGCAGTCAGATAAGCCCATTCCAGATTGTCGATTTTTTGCTGTTCACGGCCTACCACCTGACCCACCACCACAGCATTTGCGTTTCTGGCGGAGTCCACGATGGTAGCGGTCATGAGGTTAAGCCCCCTGCGGGGGCAAGGATATTCACGACCATTGATCTTGATAAATGCTGCCATATCCTTACCCCCTTAGTAGGCGTTGGCAAAGGCACCACTGTTCACTCGGACACCTCTGCTCCGGTTGTACCGGTCATAAGACCGGCCAATTACATCATCACCGATGGACACAGACAAATCCTTGTCCTCAATGATATTCATGAGTGCATAGATAGCGGCAATCACACCGTCATTGGCAACGGACACGCCAGCGGAAATACCTTCAACGATCTGGTCATTGTTGGCAACAGCGGTACGCCGTCCCATGGAACCCACCATCTCAGCTCCGGCCTCTCTCGCAATGAAGAGCTGCCCTTCATCCACGAAACCGCCCTCAGCCATATACTGGATTTGGTCAATGGAAATCCGGCTAAAATAGCTCAGGCTGATACCTGTAATCCAAGAAACAGCGTTGATAGAGCGAATGACTTGGTTGAGTGCGTTGATGGCATTGTTCATGCCTCTTTCCATTGCGTTCAGAGTAGAGTTCCACTGGATGATAGCGGTATTGGTCATGCCTCTCCACATGGAACTCCACCCCTTCGGGAAGGTGGTCGTAAAATCGTCCATGCCAGTGGTCATCTGCGTTTGGAAGTCCGTGAAGCCGAGAAGCGTATTTGTGCGGAAAGTAGTAAAATCCGTGTTCATGGTGTCCAAACCGGTCTGCCACTTCTGCACAACCCCGTCTACCAGCGTATTGAAGTTGGTGTCAAGGGTGGTCTTCATCTGCTCCACATTGGCTTGAATGAGAGGCATTTTATTGGTCATGCCGGTGGAGAAGCCAGTCACAAGCTGCTCACCACAGACTTGCAGATTGGTAAAGATGCCAGTTGCCAGATTTGCCGTGCCGTTTTCCTGCGTCAGAATACCAAGCTGCTCCATGAGAGCGGCATACTGTGTCAGCAGGGTTACAGCGGTTTGCAGTTCCGGGTTTGCAAGCCGCAGTTCGTCATTCAAGCTCTTAGTATCCGTGTAGATGGTGTTCACATCATCAGCAAAGTCACCGATAGGATTACCGGCAAAGAGCTTCTGGAAGCCGCTCACAATGCTATCCCAGGTGATACCACCCATAGAGTCAGTATAGGAACTGATCTCCCCGGCAAAGGTGGACATGAAATCCACAAAATCGGACATATCATCGGTAAGCTGAGGAAGAGTGCTGTTTAAGTCCCGGAGAGAGGGGGCAAGGTTATTGTTCAATTCGTCCGCAACAGCTCGTAGGCTTTCCACCAAACCGATACAAGCCAGGGCCATTTCTGCCAGAATACCGGCTCCCAAGGCGATTGCCGCAGGAAGCAAACCCGCTGTACCAATAGTGATTGCGCCAAGAGCTGCCGTCACAGTACCTACGCCGACCAAAAGGCCGGTGCCTACACCAATGGCAGTAGCAATCTCTTCGCCGTTGTCCAAAACCGGTTGCCATGCCTGACCAATCTCGTCAAGTCCCTTACCTACGGCCCAAATTTCTACCAGGAACAGACCAGTAGCTACACCGAGTTCCAGTAAGATAGCGGTTCCGATACCGATATTCAAAGCAATGGTCTTACCTCCGGTTCCCAGGGCGTATGCGGCTAAACCGACCGCACCCAAGATACCAGCTCCAATACCGATTGCAGTTGCAACGGTGGTTCCGTTTTCAATGACAGGTTCCCACGCTTTGCCAACTTCTTCGAGTTCATGGCCCATGATGGCGATTGCCCCGGTAAAGATGATTGCCGCCGCAGCAACTTCGGCAATGACTACCACACCAAGGCCGAGGTTCTTCGCCAGAGATTTCAGCTTGGGGGAGAGCTGGGTACTAACGGTAGTATCAATCGTTCCCGTAGCATTGGAGAGTGTGTTCATAGCGGTAGTGGCATTACCCAGGTTAGAGATACCCTTCAACTTGGAAAATACATCAAGAGCGACTACCAAACCGCCCAGGATTTC